ATCCCTCGAAAATAATTTCGGGACTTGCAATGAGATCATTTGAGGTATCCAGAGCACCAAGCCTGATAGTAGCCTCTCGCCCTTGGTAGTTTGTTGTAGTAGCTACGGTTACTAAGCTCGATTTAACGCCCGTTAGAGTTAGAGTGAGACCGTTTGCCTGTAACTCTTGACTTTCTTCGATTGGTGAGATGGATAACAAATCTCCAGCACCTTGATAGCTAACACTAGCTCCGGCTGCATTGTTAGCCGTCAGACTTCCGAAACCCGTCCAAAAATACAAGGGACTCGCATTATTACTACTATCCACAAATGCCAAGTCCAAAAAATAGCAGGGTCGAACAACACTATCAGTAGTTACGGTTGTCATTGCTGTATTTAACCCGCGACTCATAGTGCTTCCTCACAAGCAAATGAAAACGAATACAAACTGGATTGATTAATACTGTAACTTACGTCATTTGATACTAAACGCCACGTTGATTTGGGAAGGTTATAAGTAATAGTTTGTGAGCTTGAAACTGCTACTCGCAATCCAGGTTGAAAATTCAAAGTAGTAGCTGATGCAGCTTTATCTTCAGTAGTTATGTAAAGATAATTATTTAACTGAAATTGTGTTCCCGCTGGTACAGCATCTGTTCCTGATCCTAAAGTAAAAGATTCTGCGCGGATTGCAGCACTTGAAACGGTGTTGGCAGACAAAGAACTTGTCATCATTGGATTGCCAAAATAAAAAGTCCCTTCTCGACCTTTTAGTTTAGCAATAAAAGCTTCGATCACTCTTGATTCTGTTTGATTCCTTGGCTGCAAAGTAATATTGGCTTGCCAGATAGCTCCGTTATGCTGAAAAGTCTGTGATTCATAAGTAAACGGAGATTGTGTTACAGCGACCGTCCTTTTCAGACTCATCTCTAGACTTTGCAATCCGACTGTTGGAAATGTTTCTGGCATTATGCACCTACAAGCTGAGAAGAGAATGACCCGCCACGATTTCTCGCATCAATCACTGCATTTTTTGTTGCGGTCTGTATTTGAGGCATAAGATTAGCAATCTCTGCACGTACCGTATTTTGCACACCCGTAGATATATTAATAGATTGATTAATTGTAACGCCTCCTATTCCGTTTGGTACAATAGTACCAGATTGACGCGGTACAAAAAGCTCTGGTCCTCTCTCTCCAACCATGTAACTTGAGCCACCCATGACTGGACCTCCGTTTGCTCGATTAGTGTACCCAGTCTGAATGCGTGGTGCTGGTCCTTCCGTGTACTGTGGAATGCCTAAAGGAATTTGTGTGGAACCTGAACCACTCCGAACAGTATTAAAGCCTCCAGTGCTAGTGCCAAATAACGCAGGAAAGGCAGACGTAATCGCTCCAAAGATTTGATCGGTAATTGTTTTTTGGATAGCCATGCGTATTAAATCATCGATCACAGATTTAGCCATCGCCTTGATAGCATCTTGGAAGTTCTCAGCACCTGTGATGGCATCTGCAAATCCATCGGTTACATTACCAAGAATGTTTTTTACTTGTTGTTGATTTTTCTCAAATAATTGTTCTTGCTCTGCCAAGTGTTGTTTAAATTCTTGCGCCCTTCTTTGTCTTTCTTGTTGTTGTGCTTTTTCCATCTCTTTTTGTTGTTCAATTTGTTGTTTTGCTAATTTCTTAGATTCTTCCGCTTGTTTTTTCAATAATTCTATATTCTGCAACTTGGCTTCGATAACTTTTTTCTCATCCGCTTCTAAAGATTTAAAAACTTCACTTTGTCGAATAATTTGTTCATTAGTTTTACCAAAAGTATTTATTTGCTCGTCCAAAGTATCACTTAGTTTTTGAAAGTCTTCTGCTACTTTCTCCGCTTGAATATGTTCTGGATTGATGCTATTTAATAAGTCTTGTAATTTTTCGCCAGCTTTCTCTCGCAAATTGATAAATTTTTGTAACTTTCTTTCAGTCTCCGGTAAATCTTTAACTATTATTAATTGACTGTCACTGTGCGCTGCTTTTGCTTGTTCAGCATCGTCTACTTTCTTGCGAAACTTAGTAACTTGTTTGTCTAGATCAACAATTTCATTAGCTAAAGTTTTTGCTTGTTCTGATACTGCGCCTACAGCAATTTTCTTATCTAGATCGCTTAATTGATTAAAGTTTTTTGCTAATTCTAAACCTTCAGCGTCTAAATCTTTTAATGCGTCACCAAATTGATTGAATTTAAAAAGAGTAGTAGCAACTGCCGCACCAACGGCTAAAAAAGCACCAACTATTGCTCCCCCTGGACCCATAAGAGATGCTATTTGTGAGCCTTGCTGACCGAAAACTATGAATGCGTCTGTTCCGGTTTGAAGTTGTACGGCTACGTCTTGTATTTGATGTCCTAGTTGACCAAAACCACCGCGAATAATTCTTAGATTACCTTTTACTTTTTGACCTTCTCTATCAAATTTTTTTAACTGGTTTGTTGCATTGGTTATTGCTGGTCCATATTGCTTGTCATCTACTGTGACTCTAGTAACAATGTCGCCTTTAACTACTGGTATTGCCATTTTGTTCTTCCTTCAATCTCAAAAAGGTAAACCAATGTTTAAACTCAGCATCAGTCATAGACAGTATTGTTGTTAATGGCTGACGAAGGTAATTAGCAAGTTCATACATATGCCAAAGGTCTGTTTTACCATCGTCAGTTATGAGTTTTTTTCGCGGTCTTCCTCCGTAGTGTCCGCAAATACCTCATTAGCAATACGACTGACTATCTCTGCATCAACGTTATGCAACAAATCGTGTTTGTCTGCAACTGTAAAAACTGGTTCACCATTTTCATCGGTAACGCCAAAAATTAAAGCATAAACAACATATAAATGATTATCACCGTTTGCTCTGGTAGTCCAATTCTTTTTGTCATTTACGCTAAGATTTTTAGTGTAAAGTGTCATGTCCCATTCAGGGACTTCAATTTTACGTGTTGCTTTAGCGTCAAAATGATTAATAGCTTGCTTTATTGCACTCATTAAACGGTTGCCTTAGTTAAACCAGTCCCCTGACCTGCAAGAGTGAATGTTCTTTCCACAAGACCATCTACACTTACATTTGTAGACTCTTCCTGAATATATGCAGTGCCAGTAAACTTTTCCTTTCCGCTACTATTGCCAGCCGGAAAGAAGACAACTCCGACATCAGTACCAGGTACAAAGATTTCTTGACCTGCATCTGAATCGTCATAGATACAGTTTACGGTTGCTGTAAAAGTACCAGTAGTAGCTTTATGTGATTCAAAGTCATCACCTAAAACGGTATCTGGAACGCTGTTTTGAGTAATTGTAAAGCTGTAATCTCTGATTTCAAGAACCGATGTAGCACTTCCTCCCGATGCTTGACTTGTCATAGCTCCACCTTTTCCTGCATAAGTAGCCATAGTATATCCTCTTAAATTGCTGTTTCTGGGTCATTCTCATCCGTTTGATATTGTATCTCAACTTCCAATGTACCGTAAATAATCGGCATATCTCCTTGATCACTAACTTCAGTATTCAAAGACATCACTTTCATATCTTGTGCAAGACCTCCGAAAGTTCTGTTCGCGTACAAAGCTTCTTCCACCTCAACAGTTATTTGATCTAAAGTAGCATCGTAACCAGATGCAGATTTAACATATATTTCTACACCAAAAATACTAGACCTTAACTGCAATCTGTTACTGCCAATACTTTGATATGATAAGTTTTCATTCACGGAATATACAGCAATGGCTGGTAATTTTGCACTAGCAAGATCGTAAACTCTAGATTCAAACACGTTAGAACCCGTAGTTGTCAAACCAGTAAGAGCAGTGACCATAGCAGAACGAATCTGCTTGCGTACATGCGCCATTACTGCTTCTCCAACATCAACTCAGTCATACCCGTTCCGTCTGCCTTGACAACCCTTATCACATACGTCACTGTATCAACTGTAATCTTATCTCCTTCGACAACGCCGGTTAAATTAGCTGTGGGTATTGTTATCCTTGGTTGACTTGATGCAAAAGCTATCGTTCCAGAAGTTTCTACAGATTCAAAGTCATCGTCAAAAATACAAGTAACTGTCTTACTTTGACCTGACAAGGGTTTAAACTCTGCCGATACCCCAAAGTCTGCGATCATAATAGCCCTTTCAATCGCAGTCTCGACAGCCATTATTTAGCTCGCGTTTGTACTGGCTTTGATTTCTTTTTTGGGGTATATGGAATCACTCTCGAAAGGTTCATCATATCATTAGCCAGTTGAAGATCGTCGATGTCAACAGTGTCGCCAGTTTTATACTGCGTGCCGCGAATCACAACGCCTTTGATTACTTCGTATTTCATTTTTTACCTCCTAATAGGGGACGTTACCGCCCCCTTTTAGTATCGAGCTACTCTGTTATGCACTACCCAAACAGAAGCTTACTGCATGACGAACCGCTACGTCTACGCTCTGTAAAGCAACAATGCGTATTGTACCCGTGTTGGATGCAGTGTAAGGATCTACGGTAATGTCAACACCTCCAAACATTCCAATCAACAGATCGCTAAAGTTACCGAAATAAACTTTACCAGCCGTCGCTTGATTGCTCACAAAAATCGGATACCCGTTGACAGTATTACCTGGTTGCTCTACAACAAATTGTGCTGTATTACTCGCTTTCTCTGTTGTCTTCAAAGCTCCATATTGAGCAGGGTTTAAGATGTAAGCTAAACTCGTTCCAATCAAAGCATTGTCTGCTGCAACAAGCGTTTCCATATCCACTACTTCAGCAAATGTTGGATTCGTTCCAGCAAATGACTTACCGTTAATACCAGAAGTGTTGCGAATCCCAGTAGGATTACCACTTGATCCAGAACCTTCTAGTCCAGCAGCGTCAATCGCTAACGCCATAGCTTGAGTAAGATCATCTCGTATAAGATTCTCAACATCAAGAGAGGATTGAATCAACAAGTTTCTAGTAACATCAGTAAAGGCACCCAAAGTTTGCATCGTCATTGTGACTTGTCCAACAGTCATTTCTGACTCAGATACCGCTGCACCTTCGCTACTAACAAAAGCTGCCGCTGCTGCTGTTGCTTTTTTCGGGATCTTTACTGGTCCTGTAAGTCCAGTCAACATTGTCGCACCAGCCCTCATAACTGAAGATTGATTACGTAAAACGTCGATGAAATCACCAGCCCTAAAATCATCAGCTACAATAGCTGAATCGTTAGTAACACTTAAATCCCTTGACCAATTCTTCAAAACATCCCGTGGGAGCATAATACCTTGTGCATCAACTCCATACTCTGATGATGCAGCCCTAGATGCTTCTAATTCAAATGCAGCTTGCTCTTGAGCTTTGCGATCAGTAGGATTAGCCAACGCACGTATTGCTTTCACTAGACTAAAGCGTTTGACTTCTTTCTCAGTAAGTCCGATCTCTTGTGAGTTAACAGCCCCTGTACTAGCGATGCTATCCAATACTTGCTCACGAAATTGCTCAATGCCTAATCCATCATTGATAGCCTTTTGTGCAAGATCTATCTTGCCATGACGATTGCCAAGCTCAATAATTTGAGCAGCGTTTCTTTGTGCGGCATTCGTAGCTTCGCTAGTTATCCGCGTTATGTCTTCTTGTGACATTTCAGTTTCTCCTTTTTTAGGTTCATTGTTTGCGGTTGCGGTGCTACGCCCGATTCCTACAGAGTCATCCGCTGGAATAGAAACGATGCTTGCCTCAACAGGTCGCCAAGAGATAGCACGAAACGTGTCTTTATCCCCGTCTTCCCTTTCCATCTTCTTAATAGAATATCCGATAGATACATTACCTTTTATTCCATCCTTTACATCGGTAAATGCTTCCTCTGCAAGCGCACTTCTTCCGAAGCGTACTTTCGCACGTAGTCTACGCGCGTCAGAGTCAAGATTTACAGATTCTATAACGCCAACTTGACGTTTTTGATCATGGTCCATAAGCAGTGGCGCAGTTCCAGACTGCAAAAATTTAAGATCTATAGCATCCATAGAATGCACTAGAACTTCATTGCCGTAATTTCTTTCCACTGGACTTTCACTGGAAATAGACATGATCGCTGTTCGATCTTCTTCATTGATGCTTTTTGGTTTCGCCATTTCCGCTCGATGATACACTTTATTGTCATCAAACTCTTTAACATCAATCTTTATTTGACTTGAAGACAAATCTTTCATCATCATGTCATGATCCTCATCATCGCCATAATGATCTTTCTCTTCATCAATGTGCCCCATAGATTCTTCTTCCACGGGTGGAGCTTCCATCTTCTTTGCAAACGTAATGACAACCTTTTCATCGTCTTCTTCTACGTTCTCTATATGTCGCTCTAAATGTTCTTCCATAGCTCTATCCTTTGTACTCATAGGGTGTCCAGAGGGTAACAAATCTTGGTCATGCTTGCCACTTTTGAAACGACCGTTTCGCAATGCGTATAAATAGGAATTTACCCGTGCATAAGCCCAACCTTCTGGATTTCCCTTCATAGACGGTCTTACACTTTGCGGATTCGTTTTGTATGCTCCAATACCACGTTTAAAGACAGCAATCAAGGTTCTGACATTTGTTCTTTTTGATTTCACATCACCAACTTTTTCGTTGTGCTCTTTTACTTTATTTTGCAAACCTTTAAACACTGCGTCTGATACGCCTTGCACTTGTCTTTCTTCTGATCTATCCATTGATTTAACAATCCTCCTTGACCATGCAAAGCCTGGATCTCCCCCCCACAATGCCCACGCGACCCTGCCTGCACTGGGGTAGCCATCTTCTCCTGGGCGAAATCCTTCCGCTTTTTTATCTACTTCATGGCGAGAAAAAAAGCTAAACATACGCTTAACAGTGTCATCCGATAAATTTTTCCCATTAGAAATGTCACGCGCTCTCGCAACGCCCACCTCCGTCCCACCCCGACCAAACTCAGCACGCCACTCTAGACCTCTCTTAGCTTCTTCGATCATTGCTTGTGTGGGTTTATTCGACATCATCATCCCCAACAACCGCATCAACTGCATTAAAAGTAGCGCCATATGGTTCTAACGCATATTGAATATCAAATTGAGCAGCAACATCTTTATCTCTGGATATCTGTGCCATCAACTCTTCAACGTCTTTGCCATAATTACTTGCTACATCTTGGAGACTCAATACACCATTTTTCAAGCCCATAATAGCTGCATTCATTTCTTTCTGCGGATCTACCCAAGACCAAGATTTACCTCTGAATTGTGCCATCGTTGCGAACTTATCATATTGACGAACTGGTATCCCAAACGAATCGATCTCCATAGCAGAGGATAACCATTCTTCATAGATTGGTCTTACAAAATGATCAGTCAAAAACCTTTGTAAATTACGATAATGATCTCTCTCTTCTAAAGCACCTTGTCGTATACTTGAATAGGATGTTGCTTCCAAATCGTTAGACAAAGATGTATAACTGACATTCATTGCACTTGCTATACCTTTAAGTACTGACTTATGGAAAACATCAAATTCATTGTTTGGATACTGTGGATCAAAGGCTTTAAAGTCAACTCCGTTTGGTAATTGATGGAATGTGCCTGGAGTCGCTTCCATGATAGGCATTTCTCCATCGGCATCGTCCGGCACAAATCCGTCACCGTGAGGACTCGTAAAGAATCCCATCTTGCTTGCTCCAATACGAGCATTTACTATGGAAGCTTCTCTTAATGCCCCAAGTTGTTTAATACTAGCAAGTGCTGGTGCAAGATATGGTTCTCCCCTCGTTTGACCTGCTCTTAGCTTTTCAAATATGTGAA